TACTTATGAACGTGCCTATGGTGCCGAGTTGCCGACAGATTTAGTTGTGCTTTGCCGTGATTGTCACCAGCAATCCCACGGGTTGTGAGGATGGGCACCCTCAAGTGGTACAAGCGCGATCCGCGGGCGGCCCTGATCGGCATGATGGGGCTGACTCTTGAGGAATGCGGCGCCTACAATAAACTCCTGGATCTGATTTATATCCATGACGGCGCGGTTGCTGACGACGCCAATTATCTTTGCCGCACCCTCAACTGTACCCCCAGAACATGGAAGCGCATCAAGGCGCGGCTGTTGGATACGGGCAAGATTTATATTCACAATTCACACATCCGCAACGAACGCGCCGACGACGAGGTCGTGAAAGCCCAAAGATTGGTCCTAAGTGCGACGCTTTCGATCAACAAAAGGTGGGCCGTATATAATGAAATCAACCGCTTACGCGATACGAACGTAATACAACCTACATCTACAAAGAAAGATTACTTAAGAGCAAACATCGTGCCACTAGCCAAGCGGCCATCAGAAAAAGCGTAGGCAAAAGGTTTCACGTGAAAGGTTTGTTGGACAAAAAGATCGGTTGAATTGTCCAACCGAAATGGTTGGCATCGAATGGCGCGGCTGTTCAACGGCACCGAGGTGATCGACGACTGGCATCCGCTCGACGATGTACCCGCGCCGCGATACGTGCCCGCAACGTGGAACGGCCCGCACGTGCAAACCTGTTTAATTGAGGCGTGGCGCGTTTTGAACGTGATGCCTTGGCGATCACCATACCCGAGACGTTTTGGCCAAACGTGGCCAGCCTACAGGCTGGAGTGGCACGATCTATTGGCGCTGGTCGGTGGCGGTGAGCTGGAATCGATGCAGCGCGAGCAAAACCGCACGCGCATTTCGCCGAGCGCCGTCGCAATCAAGCACATGGATATCGCGATGCTGTGGCCGATGACGTATCTGCACGATGAACACAACGTGCTGATCGTCAACGTGTGCGCCCGGGTCGGCTCGTTCGACGGCGATCTTGATCGCGAAATGAACCGCCGCCACTACACCGGAAACGCCGAGCAATGGCAGCAATTGAACTGGAAACTGTGCGATAAGATCGCCGACGGGCTGATCGTCGACAGGGTGACGGTGTTTTGAATGGCAAATGAGGTGACCTAATGAAAAAACCAGAACAGCTCGGCGATGCGCCAATCGAGCAACGCTATCGCGACCAGATGAACGCGGTGGCACAGGCGCTTGATGAAACATTCAACGGTGGCACCAAAGGATCGGCGCGCAAAACCGGTTTTGTTTTGATGGTGTTTCCGTATGGCGATTCTCATGCTGCCCGCTGCAATTACATCAGCAACGGCGCGGATCGGCGCGACATCGTCACGCTGATGCGGGAAATGATCGCTAGGTTTGAGGGCCAGCCGGAAATCACCGGTCACGCGTGACATGATCGCCGACCTCGACGATGACGTGATCCGCTATCTGTCGGCGGTCGAGGCAATAGCGATCTACATCGCAACGGCGGACGGCGTGCCGGTGCGGATCGGCTTTGCCCATGATCCGCGCAAAACACTGGCATTTCTTAACCGCCGCTGGCCTTTGGTGCGGATCGCTTGGCTCGCTTGGTTCGACGACAGCAAGGACGAGGGGTCGAGCTTTATCAACGACATCACCGAGGCCCGCGACATCGTTGCCGAATACGGCACGTTGCCGCTTTTGATTGCCCGGCTTGAAAGCCTTGCTCGCGCGGAAGGCTTAACGCTGACGCCGCACGCGCGCGCTATCGCGCGCGCCTGTGCGGCGAGCGAGCGCCTAAACGCGGCGCTCGCTACGCTGAAGGCCCAAGGCGAGCTGGCCGCGTTCAACCGGGCTTATCGAACCTATCGACAGCAACGCCAAAGCGACGGCGAATCAGCGATACCGTATTGGGCCGCACAACAGGCTTTGCGGCGGTTGATCATCCGCCATCTCGCGGCTCATGATAATTTTTTCGTGCCGCTGATCTTGAGCGAAATTCGCCAAGCTTTTCCGTGGTTTCGTTCACAACACAACGCTGCAACACCACGTGAACAAGCGGCAACGCCTTGACGGGCCACGGTTTTCGGTACAGTTCTTCGCGCGTACCGTTTTCGGGGCGAAGCTTTGCCTTGAGACGGTGTTTTGCCCGTAATTTTGTCCCCCAAACTTTCGGCGCATAGCAAGGCGTCGGCTCATGGCTCGCTGGCCGGTGGGCCGACGTTTTATTTGCCCTTTGTGTGTCCCCATCAAATCGTCGAGGTGCTGACCTTGAGCGAACGCGTGCCTTGGTATGGCTGGCAGCGTTGGCGCAAGCGTGCGCGCCATCAACTGAGGGAACATCCGTTGTGTGCCATGTGCTTGCAGCAAGGCATCGTTGTTCCGGCTACGGTTGCCGACCACGTTGTGCCGCATAAGCAAAACCAGCGGGCCTTTTGGTTCGGTACGCTGCAAAGCCTGTGCGCTGCACATCACAACAGCACCAAGCAACTGGCTGAGCTGTATGGATACAGCACCGATGTCGATGCCGATGGCTGGCCTATCGACCGGCGGCATCCTGCCAACAGGCTGCGCAACTAACAGTACGGTTTGTTGCCCGCGATCCTGATCGAGCCGGGGTCCTATCCATCGAACGGGGCCCGGGGGGGATGGTCGCCGAGGATGGGTCGACGCTCCGCGACCGCCCGCCGGTATTTCGCAGGAAAGATCGGGATAATTGGAATTGCCCGAAAGGTCAGCAAATGAGCGGGCTTGGTCGCCCGCGTTCACACGCCGGTTGAACCCGGTGCAACACCGTTTAGCGTTGAGGGAGGGCTCGGAATGTTGTCGCTGACAGGTATTGTTCTCGGCCTCATCAACATCGCGATCTACGTCGCGATCCTGGTGTTGATCGGGCTGATCATCGTTTGGTTTGCGAGCTGGCTGAATTTCCCGATCCCGCAAAACATCCAGCGCGTCTACATGGTGATCGTGGCGCTGATCGCGCTTTATCTGATCTTGGCGTTGCTGTTCGGCTTGCCGATGCCGGGGCCGATCCGCTTGGGCGGTCGGCATCTTACGATGGTGATGTGAAATGGTGGCGTTGGTTCCGACCAAGCTCAAGCTATTGCGCGGTAACCCGAGCCGCGTGCCGATAGGGCCCGAGCCCGAGCCGCAAACGCTCAACGCCATTCCGCAGCCGCCCGATTATCTCGACGACGATGCCGCCGCCGAATGGCGCAAGCTTGCGCCCGAGCTGGTGCGGATCGGCTTGCTGACGCTGGCCGATGTGACGGCGTTTGCGTCCTACTGTCAGATTGTCGGTCGCTGGATCAAGGCCGAGCGGGCGCTCAAGGGTCAGGACTTGGTGATCGAGGCCGGGGATGGCACCAGCACCAAGGTCAACCCGTTGGTGCACGTCGCATCGGCGGCGCAACGCGACCTGTTGAGCGCGGCGGCGCAATTCGGCATGACGCCGGCGGGCCGGGCCCGGCTTAACGCGGGCATCACGCGACCGCCGAAAAAGTTTAGCGGGCTGGTTTCGTAAACATGCAAGCCAAGCCGAGGCGAACGGCGAAGGGCAAAGCGCGCGCCGACAAGGTGATCCGGTTCATCGAAAAGCTCACGGTGCCGTCTGGCAAGGGCGAGGGCCAGCCGTTCAAGCTTGAGAAATGGCAAAAGGATTTCATCCGCGACATCTATGAACCGCACAGCGAGGACGGTCGGCGTGTGGTGCGCCGGGCGATCCTGTCGATGGCGCGCAAGAACGGCAAAACCGCGCTGATCGCGTGCATTGTGTTGGCACATCTGATCGGGCCCGAGCGGATCAACAACGGCGAGATATACAGCGCCGCCAACGACCGCGACCAAGCCGCGATCATCTATAAGTTTGCGCGGCAGATCGTCGAGCGCGAGCCTGAGTTGTTGCTGCAACTCGACATCGTCAAATCGACCAAGACCATGATCGGGCGCTCGACCGGCTCGGTCTATCGCGCGATCTCGGCAGAGGCCGGGACCAAGCACGGTTATTTGCCGAGCGTGGTGATCTATGACGAGCTGGCGCAAGCGAAAAATCGCGACCTCTATGACGTGCTTGACACGTCATTCGGGGCGCGCGCCGAGCCGCTGTTTATTACGATCTCGACGCAGAGCAACGATCCCGAACATATCCTTTCGCAATTGATCGACGACGGTTTGGCCGGGCATGATCCGAGCATCGTCTGCCATCTGCACGCCGCCGACGAGGATTGCGACCTTGGCGATCAGCGGCAATGGAAACAGGCAAACCCGGCGCTCGGCACGTTCCGCGACCGCGCCGATCTGGCGGCGGCCATCGGCAAGGCCAAGCGGATGCCCGCCGACGAACCCAAGGTCCGCAACTTACTTTTGAACCAGCGAGTTTCCCCGGCCTCGATCCTGATCAGCCGCGCCGAGTGGATGGCGTGCGCCGGTGCTGTCGCGTTTGAACCCGGGGAGGATGTTTTCCTTGCGCTCGACCTATCGAACACGCTCGACCTGTCGGCTTTGCTCATGGGCTCGGCGGATGATGTCGCGCGGGTCCAACCCTATTTCTGGAAGCCCGGCGACCAGCTCGCCGAACAAAGCTTTCGCGATTTCGGCAACGGAAATTATCGCTACGTCGAATGGAAAGACGCTGGACATATCGAGGTCACCGGCGGGCGCTCTATCGATAAAGCCGCCATCGCCCGGCGGATCGCCGAGCTAAGCGGGCGCTATCGCGTGCGCGCGCTGGTCTATGACCGCTGGCGGATCGAGGACCTGTTGCGCGAGTTCGATCATATCGGGTTTGAGGCACACAAGGCCGAGCCCGAGCCCGATGTCGGCCTGCCGGTGACGACGCTGCCGCGCTCGGGCTTGCGGCTGGTGCCGTGGGGCCAAGGCTTCAAGGACATGGCCCCGGCCATCGATGCGCTGGAAAGCGCCGTGGTCGAGCGCAAGCTCGTTCATCCGAATAACCCTTGCTTGAATTGGAACATGGCGAACGCGGTCGCGGTGATGGACCCGGCGGGCGGTCGCAAGCTCGACAAGGACAAGAGCCGATTCCGCATCGATGGCGCGGTGGCGCTGGCGATGCTGATGGGCTACCGGGCGCGCAGCCGGATGCGCCCCACCGTCGACATCGACACGCTGGTCGGATGATAGCCAATGAAAACGATGGTGCTACGCGGTTTGGTGAGCTGGTTCGGCGGCCCCGAGGACATTGGAGTCTCGTCGTCGGAAGGGCTCGCTTTCATCTATGAGGTTGAGACAGCGCCGCATCTGTTCCTCGCAACGCAGCCGCCCAACACCACAGGGCTGGCGCGGCGGCTCAACCCGTCGGTGCCGTTCATTGCGTGCCGCTGGAATTACGATGAATATTCCAAGACGTTCCTGGCGAGCATGAAACACGTCGCGCTGGTCACCGCGCCAAAGACCGGGCGGCGGTTTCGCGCTTGGCCCGCCGATTGGGGCCCGCATGAAAGCACCGGGCGGGTCGCCGACATCAGTTTTGGTTTGATGGAATATCTCGGCATCGATACCGACGACGAGGTTGAGGTCGAGTTTCCCGCGCTGGCGCGGTGGCCTAAACACTCGCCGTCAGTCTAGTGAGATCGTCGGCCTAGATCGGCGTCCCCGGCTCTTTGCTTGGTGGGCACGGTGAACGCTGATCGGTTTCGCCTTGGCCGACGGTGGCGGCGGCGGTCTCCTCGGACAACCGCCGCCGTTGTTTTTCTAAAGCGCCGGGAT